AGATGAACGCACGGTTGATGAAGGAGAAGATTAAGTTAGAAAGTACTGGTGTCGTACCATTCAGTAGTACTACGTCCTGTATTTCTAAACCATCAGCACCAAGTCCTTGTATGACAAGTGATCCTGCACCGTCTCCCGCAGGACTATCTTCAGCGCTGGTGGATGCACACTCTACAAGCGTGGCTGCTGGCATAGCAACCCACAGATCTCCCTGTTCCCATACGTCCTCATAGTCTGTCCCTACGTCATGGTTAGTTCCGAACTTATTGACGTAAGAGACGCCCTCGTAAGCACCCATTGTTATCAACAGGGCGTCATCTGTGACGGGCTCGCCGTCTACTGAGCGTGGTACTCGTGGCGTTTGAGCCATTACTCCCCCTCGTCCCGCATGCGCTTGCGCCGCATTGATGCGGCACGCTCGAAGTGATACCACGCCGCGAACGCGCCAGCGATTATCGCAACCAGTCCGGCCAACGTGGTGATGTACGGCTCTACGTCTGCAATCCATGCAGAGCCAGCCAAGAACGCGCTGCCAGCAGCAGCGGCATCAGCCGTCTTTTGTGTGAGTACTTGTTCTGACATTCTATTTCCCTTTAACACAGCCATATCGTTGCCGCCATTCGCCGGGTTGTCCAGCGACGAAGCGTGCAATCTCCTCTGATTTGCACCTGTCTTTCATGCCATTAGCAAAGAAGACGTAGTGCGTGATTTCATGCAGCGTAGTAATGCGAGCTCCGGAACATAACGGATGCGGGTCCGGATCGACGAACACATACCGTTCGCCGGGAACGTACGCGCCGCACGAAGACGGTCGCAGCCAGTAGACCAACGAGGTCATAACGATTACGGGAGGCTCTAGCCCCTCGCACGTCCACTCGACGTTGATGTTATTCATCTGCTCACAGACAAACTCAAAGTTAGTCAGCGGCGGTGGTATTACTTCTACTGGTTCAAGCGCTTGACAGCTCGGTAACGCGCACAGCATTAGTACGGCGAACAGTTTTCGCATTTGGCAACTCCACGATTTCTAAGTGAAAGAGGTCATCGAACTTCTGATCGGTGGTGTCACCGTCTTTGTCCCAATCTCCTCCCCATCTTATTGTAATCCCGTCCTCTGCTGCCCTCTGGATAATCCGTCCGGCGATGTAGCCAAGCGCAGCATGCAGCTTAAGCGTGCTTCTCGGGTACGGGTAAGGTTGGAGGTCTACTGCCAGTGAGGGCAACTTGTTATGGTTGCCGTCGGGCCAGCGTACTTTGCTGTGCCCACTATCGAATGCTTCGTTCTGCTCCTTCTGTCCGCGATGTCCGCTGACCAATGAAATATCCGCCACTTCTCGTAGCGCTCTGTCTAAATAATGTTGCAGCCTGCTGTCTAACGTCTCGTAGACAGCGAGCGATTGTTCGCCCCACTTACGGTCTTGGATTGGCACGTCTTATCTCCCGCAGGTCTTCTTCCTGCTCCTCAGTCGCACGTTTCTGGTCGCCAGCAGCCCACTCAGCAGCAGTCACAGCCATGTAGATCATCGCTGCCTGTGCTTGTGGTGTGCCGAGACCCCGTTCGGCTACCGTGATGATTGAATCACGGAACGCCGGGTCTTGTAGCATGCGCTCTATCGTCTTGCCCTGTGAAAACAGGCCAGTCATCCAGCGAGCAAAGAACTCGGGAGAGCGTGATACAATGTTGATCGATGCGTCTCTTACCATGCTGCCTGATGCTTCAGGGAACACGGACAGGTACGTCTCGTTGATTGTTCGTAGTGCTTGTCCGGTACGCTTCAAGTGTAGCGCGTCTTTCGGATCGAATAGACCGCGAGCTGCTGCGCCCTCGGCACCACCTTCGCCCGCCAACTGGCGAGCCAGCATAACAGGAGAGTACGGCGTCATCGACTGCGGAGCGTCAGGGACGTACGACTTGCGTACCCACTGACTCATTTGCTCAGCGCGTATGTCGTCTAACAGAGCGGGATTCAGTTCCTCAAGGATACCTGCCATCGCACGCTGTGCCTTCGGACTTCTGCTGACCATCGTATTGAAAGCAGCCTTCGCGTTAAGCGCTGATATGTCGTCTACGCCGAACAGTCCGCCCAGTAGACGGTTGTTGATGCCGGTGATCTGCGCCTGATCGAACTGGTAAATCTTTCGCAGGCTCTTGATCGCCTCGACAGCATCCCTGTTCAGGACGTTGCCGTCTAACGATTCGTTCATCGCTTTCTTCATCGCAAGCGAGAGGTTCTGTGCAGAACCCGGCGTAATGTTTGCAGTCACACCGCCGCCTATGTCACCTTTCGCAATGCGTCGGAAACCCTGCATGAGTTCAGCAGCGTACTCTGCCTCGATACCACCGTTGTCTAAGTTGTATTTAGACAGGCGAGTTGCGGCCTCCCTCGGGTTGTTGAATGCACCGAGGGAGCGACCGTCATCTTTCCGTCTAACGACCCACGTCTCTACTCCGTTGCGAACTTCTTTCACAGTCGTTGCCGGGTAGACACGAGTAGACAGTTCGTCTATCTGTCCTTTCAAGAACTGCGGTACAGCACCTTCACTACCGCCGAGAGCGGGGTTCGAGTATTCTGCTGCAAGCCTTTGAATCTCCGAGAGATAATGCCTGCCGTCGATGATCGGTTCCTCACCGAACTTGATGGCGACGTTCTCCATGCCAGTCGAGTAGTTGTTAGACGCACGCTTCTGCATTAGTTTGTTGATGTCGCGCAACGTCTGGTTCAGGTCAATAGCGATGTCGTCTACGTTACCTGTCTCCGACAACTGGTTAGACCGAACCTTCAAGAAGTTGATCAGTGTCTTGATGCGCGTATTCTGTGACGCGCGAGTAGCTTCCTTGGCTGCGCCAATCTCTAAGCCTATGATGAACGGGTTCCCTGTAATCTCACCGAGTGAGAAGGTGAACGTCGGATCGCCAGTCATACGCTGTACGTCCGCTTCGAGTGCTCTGTTTGCCTTCGCCAAGTCGGTCTCAAGTTTCCTGCGCATCTTGCGTGCAGCGTATGCACGGAAGCCGCCCGGTGCGTGTAGCGCACCAGAGACAACGACACCTGCCAAGCCGCCAATAGACAGCTCGCCAATTCGTTCGCGTAAGTTCTCCGCCTCTTTGTCCAACGCACTAGCAGCGACACCACCAACGATGCCGTTATAGCCTACCGTCCGCCAGTATGTAGACAGACCTGTCGGCGCGTACATGATCGGAAGTATCTCGCCAACGAAGGTTGGGATGTCTTTCGTCAGGAAGCCGCTGGCACCGTCTAACTGCTCGCCAAGTTCTGACTGCACGAATGCGTCATGCTCGTACTCAGCAGCTCGTCGAAAGTTGTTTACTGCATCGCGCTGCGTCTTCACTGCCTCGTGCGGACCAGAGTCTTCTGGCAGCACAGCGAGTACGCCGTCCATCGCCAGTGTCGTTAGACCGTAGATGGTATCCTCTGCACCAGCAGAGAAGTTCGCCATCGCTAAGCCGGGACCGCGAGAAATATCGTGGAACTGCTTCTGCGGGTTGGGTAAGTTTTGCTGGACGTGCGTAGAGAGCATCTGCTCCGCTTGCGCGCGGACGGCAGGGTCTTGGAAGATGGCCGCGTTGGGGTCTTCCGGATTGTTCAGCAAGAAAGTTATGCGTTGTGCTTCTTCTGCTGAGAGATTCTGCTCAGGCATGTGATTCCCTATTCTGGTTTGGAGCGAGCTGCATCGAGGATCGAGTCTGTGTAATCGCCAGCAGCGTCAGCAGCTTCCGGCGTCACCGTCTGTGCAGACGGGATTGGATCACTGAACGAGCCTACGTCTTGGTGGAGATTCCGTTCGAGCATCGGGACGGTTAATCCCTGCTGGAACATCTGTAGACGTACATCCCTGTCTAACTGTGTGTAGTCTTTGACGACGCGCATCTTAGCGCGCATCTGCTGTGGACTGTCACCCGGTGAAGGCAGGAACGGAGTCAGGTATTGAATTTCAAACGCTGACATCTGCGCACCAGTCAGGCTGTGCCTGATCTTGGCCGCGATGATCGACGGCTTACCCTGCTTCTCAATGATACGGTCCATGAACTCTCGTTCTGTTTCCGTCGGAGTACGTCCGAACCACTTCTCGGAGAAAGCAATCGTGTCTTTCTTCCAGTTCGCCCATACCGTCGAGTCGAAGCTGTCTAATTCGGAGAGTGCTTGATCTGCCTCGTTCAAGTTGGCAAGCAGCACTTCCTTGTCCGAAATATCGAAGAACAACTTGCGCATCAGTACTGGATCGCCACGTACGTCTTCCGCAGTGCGTCCGACTAGCGTCTCGTCCTTCAGAATCTTAGCCTCAAGGTGTCCCTTCGAACGCATGAGTGATTCACGCTCCTCCGGCTCAAGCTGCGAACGCGGGTCTTGAAGTTTCGCAATGATCTGCTCTTTCTTCATCACGTTCTTCTGGAACTCAGTCGTACCGATGAACGGTCGCTCAGCGATCTTATTCTCTGTGCCTTCTTGTCGTGCACGAGTCTGCGCTTTCAGGTCAGCAATCTTCAGCGCTCGATCCTCTGCGGCTGTAATAGCAGCGGAGGCTTGTGAGGCCATGTTGTTTGCCTGAGTCGTTAGACCGAGAGAGCGCAGCCTGTTAGACATGAACAGCATGCCTTGAGCCTGTCGCATATCCGACGGGATCGAATTGGGTAGACCGTCCATGAAGCGCTGCATTTCACTGCCAGCTTCCTGCACTGCCTTAGCCTGTCTAACCTCACTGAACTCACGACCGATAGTCTCTTTTGCTTCCGCCGTCGCCTGCTCTCGTGTCAAACCTTGCGTGCGCATCAAACGAGTCGCCTCGTTCTGGCGCGCTTCGCGTGTGTCTAACGTTTTGCGAATGGCAGGCGCGAAGATGTTTGCGAGGGACTGTCCGGCTTGTGCGCCGGGGCCGCCTTGCTGTGCTATGATCGTCCGCTTCTGGAACTGCTCACGCATATCTGCAAGCACTTCCTGTGGCGTGGGATTTCCAAATGCGTCAGGCATTACGTCACCGTTATATTGTCAGGGGCACCAAAGCCTATGTTACCGGCAAACTGACCGGCAGCGTTGAGCGCTTCGAGGAATGGAGATTTAGCCATCGCAGCGTTTTGCTGGTTGATACCAGCGGCGGCGAATAGACTGTTAGACGCTTGTCCCGCAGCACCCTGTGATGCTTGCAAGAAGGCGAGGGGCAACTGCGACAGGTTCATGCCCTGTGCAGCGGCACCGAAGCCTATGTTCGCGCCCTGCTGCTGGTTCTGCAAGAACTGCTGGAAGATATTGCTTCCAACGCCGAACTGTTGCAGTGCACGCTCTCCGCCGAGTTGTTCAAGACCGAAGCTCTCACCGAACTGTCGTGCGCCGATAGCTTCACGCTGACCGGAAGCGCCAAGCGCTCGTGCGAATGCGTCACGTTGGATACCTTGACCGGCTTGTAGACCGGCGAGGTCAAACTGTAGACCTTGATCGAATATGTTCTGCTCAAGTTCAGCAGCAATGCCAGCACCACCAGTGGTGCCAAGCTTGCCTGATGCCTTCAGCCGGTCGAATGTCTTATTGACTGTGCGCTGGTTACGCCGCTCAGAGAGCTGACGTAGACGCGAGCTGATGTCAGCGCCGAGGTCGAAAGGATCAGCACCCGCTGTACCTAACGCACTCTGGAAGATATTGCCCAAGCCTGCAAAGTCCTGTTGGTTCTGCAACTGGCTCACGTCTATCTGGCCGAGTCGGCCAATCGTACCCTCACCGAGTCCTGTCAGGTCTGACGGCAGGCCACCTTGTGCCTGTGCGAAACCAGAAGCACTGAGTCCTTGAAGCTGGTCTAGTGTTGACTGGAAACTGCCGAGACCTAAGTTCAGACTGCCCTGTCCACCAGCGAAGTTGAAGCCAGCAGAGATACCGCCCGGACCTGTTGCCGAAGTTCCTCGTAGGATTCCTTCCTGAGCAAGTGCAGCAGCGCGCTTGCGATCTGACTTGCCGGGATCAAATAAACTCATTGTATTACCTTCGTTGTCATTATGGCGATTCCTCGAACAGACTGATGTCGTTAATCGACACACTGTCATGTACTGAGGAGCCTGCGTCGTCGGAGAACTCAAGCAAATAGACACCATCCGTCTGGTCTGGTCCGCCTGAAGTAGTCTTCTGGAACACCCACGTTCTGTCTATGTTCAGTTCATCCCACGTATTTAGTCCGTCGCCGGAGATATATTGATTCGTACCTGACGTGTACGTCAATCGCACATGCCATGTACCGACCGGAGTACCGTCCCACCACGTACCTCCAAGTTCGTCTACTCCGCTAGTATCGCCGGTCCAGTCGATAGAACCATCGGCTTTGACGTCGAGCGTACCTGTGACGGTCTGTCCGTTGACGTCTTCTGCGTAGAACGCATCGTCAGCACCGGGCAGGTCAAGCAGGAACGCACCCGCGTTCTGCATGCCAACTGCCATTGCGTGTAGGAGTGCGTGCATTACGCTGTCGAATCGCCAGTTACGACCCACTCAGTAGCCGCAACCTTCGTGACGAAGATCGTGCTGTACTGGACAGCCGTCTTCGCGCCGTTAGGCGCGCGGAGTGTATCAGTGGTTACTGCGAGAGTGATCTGTCCTGCACCGCGTTGATGCAGAGCAAACACTGTGCCGATAGGAAAGGCAAGCGTTGCATTTGCAGGGATCGTTGCAGTGATCGCTCCAGCGTTGTTACAGTTGTACCACCGGTTAGCATCGGTCAGTGCAAGCGCACTGAACGGCGTAGTGGTAGCGTCGTCTGTCTGCGGGATACCAAAGTCCTGCCAGCGTAGTGCCTTCTGCACTCCACCGTCTTCCATTAGGAACTCGTCTCCACCTGCGACTGCCGTGAAGTCCATGTCCGTCAGGGCAGAGACGTCAAGGTCGATGACACCAGCAGCAATGCTGATAGCCTTCGTAGTCGTAGCGGCTGAAGCTGTCAGCGCTATGTCGTCGGCGTTCGCTGTGATACCGTCACCGCCGATGACGTTGAGTACCTGTGACGTCATTGTCATGCCTGCGCCCGCTACTGCGGAAGCGAGGTCGAGTACTGCGTCACCGAACGAGAGGCCAGCACCTACTGTAAAGCCTATTGCTGCGGAAGCAGAGTCGTCCCAACCGAGTAAGCGATCCGCGCCCGGATCAGCTAAGCCGCTGATGTCTTTCAGCATGCCGCCATTCAATTCGAGTACGTTATCTACCCGCAGGGGTGTCATCAGCACTGTGTTCAGCGCTAGTCCTTCTGCCTGTGCCTGTGAAGCCAAATTACCTGAGTCATACTTGGTAGCGTTGGCTACAGCGATAGCGTCGAACTCGGTGTCGAACAAAGAGCCTTTGATCAGCTTGTTCGGATCACCGGTAGGCAAAGAGTCTTTTGCTGTGAAGTTCGTGGTCTTTGTGTAGTCTGACATTTACGTTACCATTCGTCCGATCTTAGGAGCGACCGACATGTGCTGCACAACGACGTCAAAGCCGTCTACTGATGCAGTCATGCCTAGCCGCAAGAATTGGCCCTCACCGTACGCAGCGATTGCCTTACGTTGAATCACTGCTCCACCGGCGAACTCACCGATGTTATATTCTGCTATGTTGAATTCTGAAGACGAGCCGCCCTTGTACTCGACTGAGCGCGTCTGGTCTACGCCGTTGAAGTCCCACTCCCACGTCCAGATTAGCGTACCATCGTTTATCACGACAGAGGCGACAATCTCTTTCAGTATCTTGATGCGGTGGTTGATCTCTGGATCGCCAAAGTCAATCCAACCGGTGCGGAACTCGAAGTCGTAGGAAGACGTGTTGTCGTTCTGACCGGAGTACTTACCCACTACGCCCGAGGAGCCGAGGTACAGGTTCCCGTCTACTGTAGACAGGAGTGCGCCTATCGTTCCACCAAGCATCCACTTGGTCACAGGGAACATGATCTCGCCGTCGTCATCTTCGAACGCATGCTGCGTGTCGAAGGCGAACTGCGTATCAGTCGTCGGGAAGTTAATGATGTACAAACCTTCTTCCGGAGAGTGCACAGCTCGTACCCTGTCTAATTCTGTGTCAGTGGCGCGGCTTGTCTTGACTGCCGAAAGGAACTCCGCACGGACATGTTTAGACAGAATGGTCGTCGGATTGTTACGCATCTGGATGACGCGCCCGAGAGTCTGTAGCCCATGACGCGACAGGAACATCAAGTCGCCTTCGCCTGTGTTCGCAACGGAGTCGCGAGCGATGCAGCCTGTTCCTTCAATCGTGTCTACGACTTCCAACTCAGTTGGGTCTAACCCGATCTCTGAGCCTGTTTTGTCTGCCCACATGACGATGTGATTCTTACCGAATACGATCAGTTGCGAGCCTATGATGGCAAGAGCAACGATCTCATCCATTCCATTTGTCCAGATGGAGGACATGTCAATAGTGCCGCCACCGTTGCCAGTAGAATAATCAGTATCGTCAAGTAGTACGCTATAACGGATCGTCTGTAAGTCCGCGTCCGCAGCCCAAACTCTGCCAAAGGCAGCGACCGCACAATTACCATCAGGGCCAGTACCAGTATAGCTTGCGTCAGCAAAATCACCAGACGTCCTCACGATTGGGGTGTGTCCTCTTTGGAAGCCGAGAACCTTACCGTTGAAGTTTATGAACTGCCAATGATCGGCAGTCGGTGCGGTTGTAGACGTGATGTCATTCGCGGCGTCCGTGAAGTCATCGATGTCTTTGAAGATCAGGTTGTTCGCTGCCGAGATAACGACAGAGGCACCAGCCTCGTCTAAGTACTCATGCATCGTGTCTATTTGTGGAGTCGTTGCAATCGGGTTCGTCGTCTGGTCAGCCCATCCCTTACGAGCTGCCAGTCTACCTGAGCGATTGACTACCGCATTCAGCGCCACAGACGCCCACTGCGGAGCAAGCAGAGTGTTTGCTTTCTCCGTGTTCAGCCCGAACGCGCCGGGAGCAACAACGTCAATGGGGAATATCTGAGCCATTACCGCTCCAAGCTGACGGTCTGATCTGCCGGTGTCATTTCAGCAGCGACGGCTGCGCCGTGTGCATCCATGTACGCTTTCTCAAGCGCGCTGCCGGGAGTACCGAGTTCTTCTCCACGTTCCTGATTCGCTTTGAACAGGGCGAGCGTCCACACCGGTCGGTGCGGAATCGTCAGCGACGTAGCCTCAAGGCTGTCGCTTGCCAACTCTGCCTGTGGAATGTACATGCGGAACTTCAGCGTGTACGCTGCGTCAGGTGTCGGGTAGACTTTGATCTTCACGTTGTCCGCATCGCGGTACAGCGAGAAGTAGGCAGGCTTGCCTGTCTCGTCATTGTCAGTGAAGTGCCAGCGCTCCATCTTCTCTTGCGTCACTTCACGTAGACGATACTCGTCTGACGTAGACGTCTCGAATACTTGAGGCTGTCCGTTGGTAGACACGTAGAAACTTTCCGAGCCGTTGGTGACGTCCTCATACAAAAGCCGCGAGCGGTCGTTGGTATCAACGTCTGCATCTGCGGCTATGGTTAGGTCGTACTCAATTGTAGAGGCAGCGAGCGTCACAGTGACGGTCTGCCTTAGTGCCTGCCATGCCCAACCCGCCTCCTCGATCTCCTCTTTC